AACCAATTGCAAGAAACGGAGCAAACACGGTTTTTTCAGCAGCACCGTTTTTATAGATGCTTGCTGTCATGATATTTCCACCCGTCGCGCTATTGAAAAATACAGCAGCGGAAATTTGATAGTAACCGGCGACGGTCGGAGTGAATCTGCTGCTTGCAAAATTTGAGTTGGTATCAAAATTCTCGACATCGAGTGTAATTTTTGCACCGACTCCTCCGTCTGGAATTGTTTGAGCAGCACTAGCATGCGCACTGAAGGCAGGAGCAAGCGCAGAACCTCCTCCAGTTACAGGGTATGAGACGCCTTTTCCTGCTGTCCCAAAAATTAAGTTTCCATCGACAATGGTCTGATCGCCATATCGAACTGAAGGATTACCTACTGTTTTGAGCATTTATGGCCCCTTAGATCAAGAACTCGATTGAAGATGTTGCTGGTGGCGCTTCTGAAAATGTCACCGACCCACCAAAGAAAGACCAAGTGCTTTCATTTTGATAAACGCCATTGATAAAAATTGAGGCCGGAGAAGCGCTGACAGGAAATATGGTGGTCGCACCATCTCCTGTTGCGTTCTGAGCACCAAATGAAATTACTGAACCACTGTATCGTTCGGTCGCTTCTGGTGCGCTATAGACCACGCTGCCATTCTTGTTCATCACACGGATGCTGTAATCGCTGTTGACGTACAAACGCGCAGGCGTGCCGTTGCGCGATGGATAACCACCGAGCGTGCGGATTGGCTGGCCTGCTGGGATTGTCAAAGCAGCGTCCCAGAACACATTGATCGGATTGACCTGTGGATCAAGATTGACTTGGCCAATCCAGATGTAGCCGTCTTCCAGCGGCTGCCCATCCGTTTCTGTGAAGATCGGGTACGTGGGCTGAATGCTGAGTGCGGACATTACTGGTTCTCCTGTTCAAATTGGCGACCCGTCTGAATGGCATTTTGCAGCCATTGTACGCGTGCGTCTAGCGTTTGAGGTAAACGCGCTGTCTTTGCAAAGTCAGTAAATGCTTTGCTCATTGCAGCCTTTCTCAATGTGGCATCTGCCACTTGGGGCTTGGTTGCTGCTTCGATCGCCAGCTTTTGGAAATCATCGCTTGCAAATAGCTTGCCAGCAGCCTTCACTGCGTCTTTGTTGGCACCGGCCATGTACTTCACCACGTCCGGCATGATGGCGCCACCAAGTGGTCCACCCATACCAGCCACAGCACCAACGCCACGCTGCGCCATGGACGATTGCATAACCTTGCTGATCAATCCTTCAGCCTTCATGGCCTCCACAAGTGCCTGGTTGGCTTTGCCGGTGGTGAGCACTTGAGCGCGTGCGTCAGTGATGCGCTTGGAGATCTCGTATAGATCGCGCAGGACTGGGTCGGCATCCTTGCCAAGCACGCCGATCACCTCTTTGTAGACTGGTGGGTTCGCACGCAGACCACGGTAAGTCTTGGCAAACTCAGCAAAGCCAAATCCCTCTTGCGCTGCGCGCTTGGAGCTCGACACAGACGCCAAGGCTGTAGCCAGCGTCTCTTTGCGCAGATCTTCAGGCACGATCTTCATCAGCTTGTTGAACTGCTTGGCGTCACCCTTGGCAGCCGATGTGATGGCTGACTGCATCAGCGTGCCGATACTGCCGTCCATCTCTTTGCCAAACGCACCGACGATTCGGTTTTCCAGCGCCTTGTTCTTGGCGGTGAGCAGATTGGCTGCACGCAGCTGGCGACGCATCTCATCGCCTGCAATGGTGCCCACGTTGTCGAGCTGGTCAGTGGCCAGAGCCGCATATAGGCGCTTGAGCGTGCCTGCGTCCATGTTCCCAAATGGGGAATCTTTGCCAGCAATCGCTTGGCCGATCAGATTCTTTTCGCGCAGCAGGCGCCCATAGGTGGCCTCGCCAGACTCGATCAACTGCATCAGGCGCTTTTCCTGAGCCGTCAGGCCGCCTTCACCAACCTCGGTGACCACGTCATCAAGGACTTGTCGCAGCGAATTAAGTTGCACAGGCGACTGCTTTGGAACGGCCTGGTCGACCTGCTGGTAGATGGCCTTGGCATCGTCTGCCAGCTGGGTGCGGGTGTTTTTCAACGAATCGAGCACACGCTGTGACACAGCGCCTGGTGCCGGAGCGCCAGACACAAACTGGGCATCAAACTGCTGCACCACGGTGTCGGCCTGCTGCATGGCGTTGCGCACGGTGTTGACCCATGCCGCCTCAGCCTCGCCACCAGCCACAGACCGGGTCAGGCCGACCGCTGCACGCACTTGCGGGTTGTCCGCAAACACGTCAAACGGCAGGTCCAGACCAAGCCGGTCAGCCGCAGCCTTGGCCTCAGGGTTTACCTGGGCAAGGTCGGCCAGCTTTGCCTTAGCAGCTTCTGAGCCGGGCCCTCCAGCGGCAGCCTTACGGGTCAGCGTGCCGACCTCTTCAAAAGCCTCCTCAGCGGCCTCAGCGACCACACCGGGGGCGGTAGGTGCCGCACCGGCCGGGGGCGGTGTCACGGCCTCGTCAGCAGCCCGGACGACGGTCTCGGCTGCATCCATGGTTGGCTCGACGCGAGCACCACCAGCACTGGGAGGAACTGCCGCGCCAGGCGCCGGTGTGGGCTCAGGAGCGCCGCCAACAAGGCGTCGCACGCCACGGCCAGCCGCGCCTGCGGTGCGCTGCACCACTTGGCCAGCAGGACCAAGGGCGGTGGTCACACCCACCTCACCCAAGCCAAACTCGCCGCCTGTGGCCGCCTGTGAGGCCTCAATGGCTGTCTGTGTGGCTCCGGCAGCCAACGCAGCACCGGGAATGGTTGCAGCCCGGCCAGCCGGTGTGAAGGCCGCAATGCCGCCAATGGCGCGTGGGATGTCACCTACGGAGAAACCCGGAGGGATGGCGTATTCCTGCTGGTCGACCGACGAGCGCAGGATGTAGTTGCCCTTTTCGTCCTGGCGGATCTGAACGCCGGGAAAGTTTGCCTGCAGGATCTGGACTGTTTCCTGTGGGTTGGTCAGCAGGGTGCCCAGCGCCGTTTTGAAGGACGCCACGCTCATTTGGTTGAGCTCTGGCATTGCCGTCCACTCAGGCAGTGTGCGGGTGGCCTCAGTGGCTCGCCGCGTGCCAGTGATCATCTCGCCAACGCTCTCGAAAAAGCCCATCTCTTCGGGTGCAGCAGGCGCAGCAGGGGTTGCCTGTGCCATCTGGCCACCAAACTGGGCAGCCAAGGCAGCCATGTCCGGTGTCGCTGCTGCAGGAGCGCGTGCAGGCGCAGGCGTTGCCATGGGCGCAGCGGCAGGTGCCGGAGCTGCTTCAGGAGCCGCTACGGTGCCGCCAAACTGCGCTGCGAGTGCTTCAAGCTCTGTTGCCATTACCGGATCCCCGCTGCTTGTTTGAAGGCATCAGCTGCCTGCTGATTTGGGAAGGTGAAAACCTGCCCACTCGGAGATGTGACGCGCACACCACCAGCGCCAGCTGCAGGAGCTGGTGCGGCCGCTGCTGGTGCTGGTCCAGCGCCTACTGGGGGCGCTCCACCTGTGCCTGGCGGTGTCATGCCACCAGGCGTTCCACCTCGCTGCTCAGAGCGCTGCAGCCAATCGCCAAGGGTTCGACCAGGCACAGACAGGAATCGAGCCTGCTCGGTGATGTAATCCGACAATTTGACCTGGGCATTTTTCTTGCGGGTCAGCCAGTCTTTGAGCTCGGCCTCGTTCATGTTCAATGGCAGGGCGGTCTCAAGCGCCAGCGAAAGCTCGCCCTCGGACAAGGCGCCGAAGGTGACCGAGCCAATAATGTCCAGACCAAGCTGGCGCTGGATGTTTTGCAGCTCAATAGTCGACGCCTTCCAGTTTGGAAACTTGCTGGCAATCACGCCAGTGTTGGCACCAGCGTCCAATGCAGCAATAGCCGAGTCAAGGTTGGAGATATTCTTGCGAATCTTTCCAACGTTCTCAAACGCTTTTTGCGCCTCAGTCTGGCCAATTTCGCCAGCCTTACGTGCGCCAGAGCGCAGCGCCTGAATGTCAGCACCAAACTCCTCAGCACCACGCACAGCCTCGACACGGGCCTGTCCAGTCAGCTCAACGCCGTCTGGGCCAATGACTCGAGTCTGGCCAGCCGAGGTGACGATCACAACGGTGCCATCTGGGCGGATCGAGCTTGACTGTACGCGCTGGCCACTTTGCGCCTCAACGTCGCGCTTGGCTTTGGCCAGCTGCGCTTGCTGAAGCTGATCGGCATACTTTGCCTCAACGGCAGCAACTTCAGCATCAGAGCGTGCCTTGCTTAACTCAGCTTGTTTTTGAGCTTGTAGCGTCGGGAAAAGGTCAGCGGTGCGCTGTTCTTGCTCGAGCTTGGTGAAGCTCTCAGCAAACTTGTCTGGGCCCATGGCGTGCGACAAAAACAAGCCAGTCGACGTGATGGCCGTCTCAGGGCTGGTTTGGATCAGCGTGGACAGGTCGCGCAGTGTCTTTGCGTCTTGGGGGCGGTTCGAGTTTTCGTAGGCTGCTGCCTGCTCATCAAGGTATGAAACAGCTAGATCAGGCCTTTTTGATTTGAGCGCCGCATACACACGGCTACCTTGGCTCAAACGCTCCTGCTGTTGCTCTGTGTTGAGCACGTCATAGGTTCGCTTGAACTGCTCGCTCAGGCTTGGATACTTGACCATCATCTGGGCAAGGTTGGCCGTGGTTGGGTTTTCAGCCAGGCTGGCCAGCTCAGTTTGCAGCGCAGCTTGCTCTTGGCGCTGCTGCTGCTGAATCTTGAACTTGTCCACAGCCGTTGCCAGCTGCAGGCCTTGTTGAATGCCGCCCATCACAGATTGTGTTGGGTCGGGCACATTAAGCATGTAGTTGTAGGGCTGAACCATCTTAGAACGCTCCCAATAGTTTCAGAGTGCCAAGCGATCCAGCAGTCTGGCCAATGCCACTCCACATTTGTGCTTGGGCTTGTCCAGATGCGAGTGCGGCACCCGCCTGAGCTGCGCCTTGCTGCGCCAGCAAGTTTGAAATGTTGCCAGCCTGCTCCATGCCTGCAGCGCCGACACCAGCAGCAGATGCCTGGCCGATGCGGGTCAAGCCACCAAGGCGCTCGTACTGTTGATTGATCAGTTGGTTGAGCATTTGCGGTCTGAACTGAGCCAATGCTGCCTGCACGTTTCCGCCTCGCAGGCCACCGGTGGCTGACGCACGCTGAAGCAGTGCTTCTTCGCCTTGACGCACCATGGCAGCCATCTCTGGGCTTGCCTCAACTGCACGAAGCGCTGCAGCCTGCTCTTCAGGCCCACGCAATCCGACCAAAGCCTGCTGGGCTTGCAGCGCACCTTCGACGCCTTCGCCGCCGGTGCCTGCTGCCACGTAAGGTGCAAGGACTTTTTGCAGCTCGTCAAACTGGCGACGCTGCTCCTCGATGCTCATCATGGTGGCCGCTTCTTGAGCGCCTGCAGCGGTCTGAGCTGCTGATGATTGAGCTTTCGATCCCATATATCCTGTGATGACCGAACCGGCCACGACAGCGGTTGCAATCCCACTCATTGGTTTTCTCCTTTTGTTGGCAGACGGATGCCGGACAATTCCAGTGCCTGCCGATAATCTACTGTGACTTCTTCACCAGCGTTGCCACCAGCGCAGCCAGCAATTCGCTGTGTTGCCATCAAATATATATCGCCATTGTCTGTTTTGACGAATTTTGCATTAGGTGACAGCGAATGATTGGTGAATCGACCGGCTGGTGTGCGCATGCCATTGATGCGAGCCGGTGCAATAACCTCGCCAGCTTCAGCCGGTGAGCTCAAAAACACGCCGCTGCCCTCAATGGCCGATGGTCGAATGGTGACCTTGATGCCTTGCCCGGCTGGCATGGCGATCTGATCATCTTCATTTTCTGACTGCTGCCTGACTGTTTCAGGGCTGAAGCCTGCCTGGTCAATCAATTCCAAAAAATCATCGCGGTCTTTTTGGTGCGACTCTGTTTTTTGCATGTGGGATGCCACGCTGTGCTCAAGCCACGCAGGGCTTTTGTCGAGAAAATGCGCCTCGAGCTTGTCGATGTCGCGCTCGTCTGTGGCGTAGACATTCAGCCAAGTTGTGGTCTCAATCACGTAGCCGATCTTTCGCCCTGGTGGGCCAACAAAGATCATGGGGGCGGTGAGCTCTTTGACCTTGCCGTCATTGCCGATGATAGCCACCTTGCCGGTCAGCATGATGTTGAGCTGCTCGAAGCGTTGGGCGTGGCCAATCGCAATGGTACCTGCTGGAAGGGTGACCTCTCGAACGTAGGTGCCGGGCCCAAAGTGGTGAACCACTGGGCACTCAGCCTGAGGCATGTCAAGCATAGCTTGCTCAAGACGGTCAACCTGCTCCGCCTGTGCAATTTCATGCTTTTCGACAAGTGCCAACATTCACGGTCTCCTTATTCAGGGTCTGTGAGCTGCTGGCTGCTCAAATGGCTCAGCACCTCTATTTTCCCACAAATTCACAACAGGTCAATCGTAGTCGTATTTGTCATCGTCGCACTCTTCCCACGCTTGGCAGGTGCGAAGGTTGTGACAGATGAAGTCAAACTTCTTGCAATAGCCACGGCCGCCAGCGTCGATGTCCCAGTCATTTAGTGGAATGCGCTCCATCTTGGCCTGCTTCATAGGGCTGTTTTTGAAGTACTTGCAGTTGGCGCACATCTGGCGCCGAGCCTCAGACTCAGGCATGTCCCATGCTTTGGCGATCTTTGACCAGAAAGGCTTGTTTGCGCCTGGCTCGATCGATGGGTCCTCAGGTCCAAGCATCCAGTTGTCGATCACCACTTGCGTGTTCTTGCGGTTTTCTGCCGTGGTAATGAATGGCGCTTCGACTTCAATTCCAGCGAAGCCTTCGACCATGACTTTGGGCATCTTGATGTAATCCATTAGGGTTTCTCCTTAGGTGATCTCGCGGCCAGATGCGCGAATGGTCAGCGCGGTGGCTGTGCCAGTGGTTGAAATAAATCCGCCAGACGCAAGAATCTGACCGACCAGCTCAGGGAAGGTGTAGGTCTCGTCTGGGGCAATGGCGCGACTGTCGACCACCAAGTTGGTTGGACCAGCGCTGCCGCCGCTGCTCACCAAGTGAACGCTGATCAGCGCATTGGCTCCGCTGGTGTTGGTGGCCGTGAACTTGTCGATGATGGCCGTGCAGTTGACAGCGGTGTACTGCGTGGTCTGCGCGGCCTCCATTTGCTTGGATCCGATGAGTGGTTTTGCTGTGACTGCCATGATTTTCTCCTTAGATTGCCTCTGCGCCGCTTGCCGTGATTGTCAAACCAACAGAGGCAGCCTGAATTTGAATAGTATCGCCTGCATTCATGACTTGCACACCGTTGTATTGCAAAGCATTTGCAGTTGGAACAGGCACATCGTACAAAAACGCATTGGCAGTGCCTGCCGTACCGGCTGCAGGAACAATAAAAACGCGCACATCAATGTCTGCGCCAGTAGTGTTAGCAATGCTGAACTCCTTGAGCAGCGTGCGGGTGCTGGCCGGGACTGTGTACAGCGTGGTGACGCCTGTCGTGATTGCCGCCTGGCCGAGCTTGGTGGGTGTGATGTTTTGAAATGCCATGTCACATGCTCATCCATTCAAGCACCTGCACAGCAGATGCGGGTTTATTTTGCCAGCGCGATTGAGCTGCATCGTAGAGCAGCACATCGAAGTCATTGGGTGTTCCGGTGCCGTTGATGTAGACGTCTTGCAGATTGTTGAGCGACTCACTCAACTCCATGCGCACGAAAATCGAACCAGCGCCGCCTGGTGCAGCGTTCACCACCACTGCCACCGGCACGCTGATGTTAGGCGCTATTGGCTGCACGTTGGTCCAAGTGCCAGGCGTTGCTGGGTCAAAGTACAGCAGATCACCGTCCGCCCAGACTTCTCCATAGGGCGTGCCAGTTGTGTTGATGCCGCGCACCAGACCAAAGCTGGTGATGTAGCCAAAGTCATTGTCTGCGATGTCATTTGTGGCCACGCCCATCATGTACTCAGCAGGCACTGAGCCATCAGCCACGGCCAGACCAAACTCTAGCTTGCCGGATGATCCGACAGTGCCGGTAAACATTACAGGCGTGCCGTTGGCGATCAGTCCGCCGCTGGTGTTCTTGGCGTAATACTGAAGCTCTTGGCCAACCTGCAGCACCGTGCCGCCATATTGGTCAACATCCATGGTGCCGTCGTCGCGGTTCCAATAAGTGCGGCCAACCTTATCAGCAGGGACTGGGGTTTGCTCATTTAGGTCCACATAGTCTGTGGCCAGCGAGTTGTTGTTTTGAATGACGGGCGCAGCCGCCAGCAACTCTAACGAGTTAGCGATGCGTCCAAGGGTCTCCAAAGCCTGGACAGCCTTTTGGTCTGCGCTGCCACTGTTAATCGCTGCGTCTCTTGCAAGGCTGATGATTTGCGCCAGCGCATCGTTTGCTGTGGCCTGAGCACTGCCTGCAAGCACTTCAATGCCAGGCGTGTCAGGAGATGGGGAAATCTGATCAGCAAGCGCAAACAAATTCTCAAACTGTTTTATCTGCTCAAAGTTTTTGAGAAACGTGGCGAGCTGGTCGCGGGTGAGGTTGAGCTTTTGCGTGGCCATGATCAGTACGCCAATGGCTCAAGTTGCGCCTCAAGACGAGCAAAAGACAAGTGCGCCTGCGTGTCACCACGGAAGCGCTGGATGCGCCAATTGCGCATGAAACCTTGCTGAAACCAGACTAGACGCTTGCGCGTGTCGCCTGTGGTGCCGACGCGGATCGGACGGTCTTGGCTCCAACTCAAACCGTCGATCGAGTAGCTGGTGGTGATGATAGGGTTTACACCTAGCGCAACTCGACCAGGCAGCGAGACCAGCTCGAGCTCGTTGAAAATGACGCCATTGCCATCGTTGTAGACGATGGTCGTGCCAAACTCCCAGCGCACGTTTTGACCCCAGTGCGTGCTGATGGTTTCGTCCAGATAGCCAATGGCGTTGGATTGAGGGTCACCGAGCAGCCACTTGTCGTATGCCCAGACCAAATTGCGTGCCCGGTACTGGCTGAAGTTGACTGTAGTGGTCGTAAGGGTAAACCATACCTGATCGCCAAGCGCCTCAGATGATGCAGCGTCATATACCAGCGTGCGGTCTGGCAGGTGCACATACAGGTAGCGGTGGCTTTTATCGTTGCGAGCCTCTAGCTGCACCTGGGCAAGCTGTGCCTCGGTGTACTGCAGCAGTATCTGGTCAATTTCTTGCGTGCTGATCTTTTGCGCCTGAGCATTTGCGCCAAGGTAGATGCCTGGCGATTCGTTGCGTGCACTACCCAGAAACGCTATGGCCTCCAAGTAAACGCAGCAGGCATGAGTTCCAACAACGCCTTTTTGCACCTGAGCGCCATCAATGCGTTGAAACGGGAAAAACTCGCCACCGATGTTGTCGAACACTTCAATGGTGTTGCGGTTCAGCGCGTAGACCTCATTGCGCAGCTTGAGCAAGGCCACCACCGGATCTGGATCAACTTCGGAGCTGCCGTATTTCAGCGGGTTGACCTGAGTCGGGTCTGAAAGCTCAGTCACCACCAAGAACTCGCCATCGGTGGTCATGAAGTATCCGTCCACCCAAACAACGTCCAGCACGGTTCCAAGGTCTGGGTCGGTAACTTGCGTGAGTACGCCGTCCCAGTAGTACAGACGGCCACCGGATGCAATGGCCAGACGGTCAAAGCTGTAGTCAAACGTCACTAGGCTGTTGATGGGGCCGCCAACGTCGCCAAGCTCGGTCACGGTGCCATTGCTGGCCACGGTCACCAGCTTGGTGCCCATGACCCGATAACAGATACCGTTCCAATTGATGCCGCCACGATCGATGCCGGGACCAGTGCCGTTAGCCACAATCCCCTCGCCTGGGCGCAAGAATCCATTGCTGATGCCAGACTTTTTAGGCACAGGCATCAGATTGACCGGATAGCTGGTGCGCAGCTCCGGCTGGTTGTCTGTGTAAATGCCGTTCAAAATAGGAATTTGCATGGCTTACCACTTTTCCTTGTCAGCCCAGTAGGCCGCACTCATTTTGCCCTTGGCAATGTTCTTGGCATGTCTGGCCTTGAAAGACTCTCGACGCTCCTTGGCCGCCTTCGACTCGCCTTCACGCTTTGGCGAGCCTTTGACGCCTTGCTGGCCAAACCGAATGGTCTTGACCTGGTCGCCTGACTTGGCCACAACGACGTGTGACTTAGTCGGGTGGCTCGGTGTGCGCTTGGGCTTGTTGTAGCCTTCAACGCCAACACGAGCCAGACGAGGGTCTTTCTTGGTCGCCATGGTTAGAAGCTGATCATCAGTTTGTAAGCCTCTAGGCGCACCACATTGTTTGCTGCGGCAGGCTGCGCCGTGAACGTGAACGTCTGATCTTGCGTTGCGTCAACGCTCAACACCACGTTTGCGCCGGTCGATAAACCATGGCCTACCATGTTGGCTGCATTGCTGATGATCTGCGAGCTGCCACGATTGCACATGAGCTTTTGAGCGCAGGCGCTGGCGTTGTTTGCAGCAGGAACCGCCATCAATGTACCGCCGCCGTAAGTCATGCCAATGTTCTTGGCTGACGCGCTGTTGGTCAGGCTGAACAAAGCATCAATCTCCATGCCACCCCCAACGCCCATGGACCAGCCAGGGATGTTGATGCTGGCAAGCGTCACCGCCGTGTTGGCCACAGCAACGACTGCCGTGCCGTACCAAACCAAAGCTGTCTGGGTGCCGGACTGCGTGCCGCTGGTGGTAACAGCTGCGCCGCCTGCCGAAGTAGACACTGTGAAGGTGTTGGCCGACAGCACTTCTTTGATGTAGTAGGTGGTGTTGATAGCCAAGCCAGTTGGCAGTGCGCCAGTGGTTGTGAATCGGATGGTGTCGTTGACCGACAGGCCATGATTGGTCCAAGTCACCACACCAGGTGCAGCGATGCTGATGGTAACGGTGGCGTCAATATAGGGTAGATCGATGGTCACCTCGTCAGTGGCCGTGTCAGCGTCCACCACTTCATAGAAGCCGGTGGCAGCCGTGCCGCCAGTCCAGGTGATGTACAGGTCTTGACCCTGTGCGACTGCGTTGGTCAGGTCGTGCACGCCAGCGCTGATTAGCTTAACGTTGCCCGCGTCATCGTCATAGGTCAAAGCGGTGAAGGTCGCAGCTGCCTGCACGATGCTGACGGGCTCAAGACTGCCGAGCACAAGCGCAGGGAAACCGCGCAGCTTAGGTTGAGCGCCAATGTCGTACTCAACGGTCGAGTTGCGGCTTGCAATGCGAATGGTGCGGTCTTGCACGTAAGGGCCAAAGGTCTGGGCACTGTTGGTCAGCGTCGCCAGCGTGGAATAGATCCAAGGCTGACCAGGCACAGCAGTGCGGATCTGAACAGTTGCTGGCTCGTTGCCGGTGTTGCCGATGCTGATGTATTCGCCAGCAGGGACGATCACATCGACTTCGCTTGATGTAACACTTGGTTGAATGAACATGATGATCTCCTGTTGGGTTATTTAAGCGATCCGATACCAGCTGTTTGTGGCTTGCACATAACGCATGCGGAAGAAATCCTCTGCTGCAAGTGTGGTCGGTGCGCCATAAACGTTGGCAGCGCCATTGGGCGCCAGCGTGAACGCTGTGATCTGTTGGGTGGTTGTCACCAGCACCTCGGTACCGTCAGGCGTGCCAGTGTCCAAAGGCAGCGTAATCGTGCCCGAGGCCAACGTGCCAGCGGGCTGAATCAGCATCCATTGTTGCTGAGCAACAGGCGTCGGCACAGCCTGATTGAAACCAGTGCCAGGCGTGTAAAGGTTGGTGGCCAGCGTTGGGCTGGCAAACGTCTGCTGGAAGTACTGCAGCAGAGAGTTGATTGGCAAACGTCGTGCGTCGCCATTGTTTGGGGTGTACACGGGAATCTGATCACCAGGCGAGACCTGGGCGAGCAGAGGCAGTTGATTGATATAAGGCATTTTCTGCTCCTTCAGTTGTATTCGATCGGGCCGTCAGGTCCAGCCAAAGCTGGATCGACCGGACGACGTAGGAATGGGTCATCGTAAATGCGCCATGGCTTGTTGCCAGCACCAGAGGGCATCGTACCAGGCAGCTGCTGCTGATTCGGCTTGGTGGCACGCGACAGCA